CAGTCGGTAGTGGCCGGCTGGAGCGTGGCCTAGCCCCACGAGCATACCGGTTGCCCCAGATAGCTGCCGCTCTGGGTGTCCCCGTGGCTGCTCTGGTCTGTGATCAGAGCGACGAGGCCAGCAATAAATAACTCAGAATGACATCATGCGAGACTCGCATGATGTCTGGGTAGGGAAGAGCCAGGCCGCAGCAGAGCTGCACTCCGAGTGTCAGTGCAGGGGGCGGGCAGCACGGACCAGCAACACAATTAGATAAGGAGATAGAGATAAAATGAAAAGGACATTCACCCCCGGGGAGATTGCAAAGATATGCAGTGTCGCCCCGCGAACCGTCTCGAAATGGTTTGACTCGGGGCTATTACGTGGTTATCGCATCCCCGGCAGCAAGGAGCGCCGGATTCCCCGCGAGCAACTGATCAAGTTCCTGAAAGAACACGGTATGCCGCTGGGAGACCTTGAAGAAGAACAATGGCACAAGATCCTTGTAATTGGGGCAGAACGTGTCTTCCTCGAACGATTGAAAGATCTTCTTCCCGAATCGGAAGATTTCAAGTACGAAGTGGCGCAAAGTGGATTCGAAGCCGGTATCATGGCCGAATCGTTCCACCCAGATACGATTGTGATCGACTTGGCCTTAGGACGAACCGAAGCCATTCAAATTACTGCGAACCTCCGAAAGAACCCAGATTATGAAAACACGTTTATCGTGGGGCTGGCCACCGAGGATGATGCTCACACCGAAAAATTAAAAGAAGTGGGCTTTAGCGACGTCTTCAAGAAGCCTTTCGATGTGGCCTTGTTGGCCGAAAATATCAAGAGCGTGGCCGAATCCAAATGAGGGCGGCAGGAGCTGCGATATCTGAAATAAGAAAGGGAAACAATGAGCCTCTTAGCTAAAATCCAGCGCGGCCGCACCCCGCGACCGCCACGGGTACTCGTCTACGGTACTCCGGGCATCGGGAAGTCCACCTTCGGGGCGCAGTCCCCGAACCCGGTATTCGTCCCGACTGAGGATGGTCTCGACGAGATCGACTGCGCCAAGTTCCCGCTGGCCACTAGCCTCGACGATGTGCTAGCGGCGCTCTCGGAGCTCCGCACTCAGCCGCACGACTTCGAGACGGTGGTGCTCGACAGCCTCGACTGGCTGGAGCGGATCATTTGGGATCGAGTGTGCGACGAATACGGCGTACGCTCAATTGAAAAGGCCGACGGCGGGTACTCTCGGGGCTACACGCACGCTCTCACCCACTGGCGTGAGGTGCTCGCAGAGCTGGACCTGCTCCGCAATCAGCGCGGCATGGTGATCGTGATGATCGCCCATGCCAAGGTGGAGCGGTTCGAGGATCCCGAGGCGCCGCCGTATGATCGCTACTCGCCCCGGCTACACAAGTACGCCTCGGCCCTCGTGACCGAGTGGGTCGATGCCGTGCTGTTCGCCACGCGACGAATGCGGACCCAGACTGAGGACGCCGGCTTCGGCCGCAAGCGGACCATCGCCCACGCGATCGGCAAGGACGGCGGCGAGCGCATCCTGCGCACCATCGGCGCCCCCAGCTGCGTGGCGAAAAACCGTTATGGACTGACTGAAGAACTACCACTATCGTGGGCGGCGTTCATGGACGCCCTCACCACCCACCTCAATCATAAGGAGAACCAACATGGCTAACCTAAACGGCTTCGATGCTTCTCAAGTAGAACCGTCGAGCGAGCTCGCCCCCGTCCCCGCCGGCAAGTATCTCGCTGTCATCACCGATAGCGAGATGCGGCCGACCAAGGCCGGTACGGGGCACTACCTGCAACTCACGTTCGAGATCATCGAGGGCGAGCACAAGGGCCGCCGCTTGTGGTCTAGGCTCAACCTCGACAACCCGAACGCGACAGCGGTGCGGATCGCCAAGGCGGAGCTGTCCGCCATTTGTCGGGCTGTTGGCGTCATGGCGCCACGGGATTCAGTCGAGCTGCACAACATCCCACTGGTAATCCGCGTCAAATGCACGAAGCGCCCCGACACTGGCGAGATCAACAACGAGATAAATGGGTACTACCCAAAATCGGCCATGAGCGAGGCCACCAAGCCGGCGGGGCCATCCGCTAATGGTACATCTGGTACATCGACTACCCCGACGACACCAACTACCCCGCCGTGGAAGCGGTGATGTCGTCGGGATATGGTGTGGCTTTCTAACAACGAGGAGTCTTTGAGATGAACACATCGAAAAAAACGGTGGGGCTTGGCCCCGACGTAACAAACGGTGGAGCGACCGAGATCGAGCGATCGATCCCCTATCGCGTTGAACTGACCATCCGCGGCGAAGCGGACTTGCTCTTTCACCGATGGAATTGCGAAGCGGTCGAGGCGAAGGCGAAGGCCGCTAAGGGGTCGGCGGCCAAGAAAACAGACAACATCGAATCCTACGTCTACCGCAACGACCAGGGGGAGGTCTGCCTGCCCGGCGAGTACTTGCGGCAGGCTGTTATCGCGGCCGCTAAATTCCGGCAAGACCCGAGGTCTCCGAGAAAGTCAGCTCAGGATTTGGTCAAGGCTGCGGTGGTCAGTCTTACGCCGCTGGCCAGCCTGGGCGTCACCGAATGGGACTACGAGCACCGCTGCCGGGTACAAGTGCAGCGCAATGGCGTGACCCGTGTACGACCGGCGTTGCGGGCCGGATGGCAGGCATCGTTCGTGCTCATGGTCAACCTACCTGAGTACGTCTCGCAAGAGATGCTCTTGGGGCTGTTGACCGACGCTGGCCGGCTGATCGGCGTGGGGGACTTCCGCCCGACATATGGGCGATTCCAGGTGGTCGGCTTCGGAGTACTTGAGGGCTAAGCAAGGCTTGGCCAGGCGTGGTATGGCGCGGCTTGGCACGGCGTGGCCTGGCGAGGCGAGGCTAGGCATGGCGTGGTTTGGCGAGGCCTCCGTCGCAAGTCGACAAGCCTCATTCGTGTCCGCTGATCGGCGGGGGCTCCCTGCCGCATATGAGCGGTTCCAAACCGCCTAGCGATACACGAGAGACAAGCGAGGCGCGGTGGGGCGGGGCAAGGCGTGGCGTGGCAGGATCCGGCGTGGCTCGGCCTGGCGTGGCAAGGCCGGGCGAGGCGTGGCCGGGCTGGGCCTGGCATGGCGTGGCAAGGCTAGGCCTGGCACGGCAAGGCTGGGCGAGGCGAGGCGCAGCTAGGCTGGGCCGGGCGCGGCTAGGCTGGACTCGGCCTGGCGGGGCCGGGCGCGGCGAGGTCGGGCTCGGCGAGGCTGGGCGTGGCAAGGCTAGGCGCGGTGTGGCGTGGCAAGGCGTGGTATGGCGAGGATCATTTGTGTCCGCTGATCGGCTAGGAATACCCTAGCCGACATATGAGCGGTTCCAAACCGCCCTAGCGATACACGAGAGACAAGCGAGGCGTGGCTTGGCAAGGCGCGGCCGGGCGTGGCGCGGCTCGGCCGGGCTCGGCGCGGCGCGGCTGGGCGAGGCTAGGCGCGGCGTGGCTCGGCGAGGCATGGTACGGCGTGGCGAGGCGAGGTCGGGCGAGGCAAGGCTAGGCGCGGCATGGTTTGGCGAGGTTCGTTCGTGCCGCTGATCGGCGTGAGAGATTCTCGGCCGACATATGAGCAGCCCAGTGCTGCTTAGCGATACACGAGAGACAAGCGAGGCGTGGCCTGGCGAGGCGAGGCTAGGCGCGGCGCGGCTAGGCTGGGCCGGGCGCGGCTAGGCTGGGCACGGCGCGGCCAGGCAGGGCGAGGCAAGGCGAGGCTCATTTGTGTCCGCTGGTCGGCTAGGAATACCCTAGCCGACATATGTGCGGTTCCAAACCGCCCTAGCGATACACGAGAGACAAGCGAGGCGTGGCGGGGCGCGGCGAGCCCAGGCGTGGCCGGGCATGGTCCGGCGAGGCGTGGCAAGGCGTGGTATGGCGAGGCTTATTCGTGTCCGCTGATCGGCGGGGGCTACCTGCCGACATATGAGCGGTTTTAGTACCGCCTAGCGATACACGAGAGACAAGCGAGGCGCGGCTCGGCGCGGCCTGGCGGGGCGTGGCTCGGCGGGGCAAGGCTGGGCGAGGCGCGGCTAGGCATGGCGTGGTATGGCATGGCGCGGCGAGGCGTGGCAAGGCGTGGCGGGGCTCGGCGAGCCCAGGCGTGGCCGGGCATGGTCCGGCGAGGCGTGGCAAGGCATGGCGGGGCCGGCCGGCCAGGATGAGCGGCGAGCACGTTCCCCCACCCCGACCGGCCGCGTTGAGCTGTCCGGTCGCGGGCCGAACA